GCAATAGATCTTGTCCTGATTTGTTGCTGCGCCGAAAGTTGTTCCAACGCTTGCATCAGTAACAATTGGTAGACCCATCAATGAGTAACCTGAGTTACCGTATGATGAAGCTCCTGCGCCTGCTGCCATTGTGTTTACTGGTCCGCTTGCGTTTGGAACTACCAAAGGACGGTTTTGTGAATCAACTGCAGCTAATAGATAAGCTAGGCGGCGTGGGTGCATGACCCAATGTGTTGGATTCTGAAACGCGTTTGTCTGGATTTGCTGTACAGCATCAGCAAGCTTTGGATACAGAAGTTGAACTGTAGGAGCTGTTGATGTGTAAGTGATTGCATTTCCACCTGAACCATCAAGACCAAGAATTGTGCCAGATGTACCAGCACCATTGATGCATTGATTGTCAAGTGTTGTATGCCATGAACGAATTAGGTCTGCAAGAATGAATGTATCAATTCCTGTACCACGCTCGATTGCTTGGCGAGAGATGTCTTGCTGTCCTGCAATTGTACGCACGTTAATAGTGAGTAGTGTATCATCAGCATCAGTTTCTGAAACAGCAGAGTTTTCTGTTGCTTGAACTGCAGTTGATGTACCTGTTGTCATGCGGCTGATGTTTAATGTCATTCCGCTTGCAGGTAGTACATGCTTGTTTGTTGCAGCATCCAAGAATGGACGACCTGCACGTGCAAGTGGCGCAGCTAGATCTGTAAGGTATTGCGGTACGACCAAGCCTTCAAACGCGGCTGTTCCTACATCGCGACGCTCAATTGCTTCTTCTTTCATATGACGAGCAAGACGCTCGTTTGCACTGAAATCATTCTTAAATGATGAGTTATATGCATCTTTTACGAATGAAGCATCAGAAGATGGTGAATATGTACGAGGTTCAGAGATGACGCGTGCGCCACCTACTGGAGTTGCAACTGGTGCAACTGCTGCACGAACTTCTGCAGCCTTAGCGTCTGCATCAGCTTGTGTCTTTAGCTTTTCGATTTTTGTATCGAGTGAACGTGACTCTTCTACAAGAGCGTCAACCTTCTCGGTCTCCTCTGCAGTTAGATCTGTACGGTTCTCTGCGGCAACTGCCTCAAGAACTGCGTCCATTTCTGTTTTAACTGCATCACGGCGCTCGATTACTTTGTCAAGGTATGACATTGTATTCTGCTCCTTATGAGTTTAATCGAGGTGGTGGCGATAAGCATCACGGCGCTTTTGGGGTGTGAGTCTCGCTCCGACTTCGGTATCTGTTAACTATTTGCTAACAGAATATTATTTTGTGTTGTTTACTATTGCTTTTGCTAGACGAAGAGATATAGATCTTGGTACAGAAACTTCTTCAATTAAGTCTTTGTCTTCTTCATCTTCCATATAATTAGAATCTTCCATATCATCTCCTGCAACTACTTCTTGATTTCCTAATAATTGAGCCATAAGTTCTACTGACTTCATTACATAGTCGTGTCCTTCACTTAAATCATCAAAAATAGTTTTTAAGACTAATAAAGAATCTCCAGATATTTCTCTGCCTTCTTTTACGGCCTCAATTGCATTTTTTAGATGCTCACGAGCTTCGACTGAAGTTGCTGGATAAGCTGGGTAAGTAACTACTGAAACATCACCATCCGCTAATGACACTTCTGTTAGAATACGCATAGTGCGATCTTCGTTCCACTTTTGTCTAATCACGCGGAAAGCAAAACTCATCTGATCTACATCGCCTCGAGCAATAAGAGCATGTAGGTCTCTTGCTTCTTGAGTATCTGCTAATTCAGCATCAAATCTTAATCCGATGTTATCTTCAGTTAGCGTCATCGTACCATTTTTAGTACGAGCTAATGGAAGTCCTTCATGATTAACTAATAATCGGACATCAGGTATTTCTGTTAATGTTTTTCTAAATGCACCTTGAGCAATTGTTTCAACGAATGGTAGTGGGACGCTAGGACTATCAAACTTTGCTGCATATCCTGACAAGCGTAGCTTTCCATCGTCATCTGCCCGAGTTTCAACATCTTGCACAGTATATGTGCGTCGTTCGATTTTTTTCATTTTGCTCCTTGAGTCTTTCTCTTCATTCAACACTACTCCACCTCGTATGCTGCTTTAGGATCTGTTGGATCTATTGTTGAAATTGGTTGCAATTGATTTGAAGGCAAACCTGTATGATCCATATCAGGCAAACCAACAGCATCAATTACCGATTTTGGATCAAAACCTACTTGGATTAACTTGGCTGCAATATCAGCACGAAGATTTAGACCAACATCTTTTGCGTCCGCCGCATCAATATTTTGCAATGGAACACGATATTGATCTCCAGATTCTCCAAGAGGTGCAAGATCTTCTACAAAACGGACATCATTTAGACTTAAGAAACCTTCGCGTAGACCTTTTGTATATGCATCATAGCGTTCTAATGTTGTTCCACGTAGCAAAGCATCTAAGTTAAACTTAATAAATCCATCTGATTCAGGTAGTAATGGTGATAGTGCTTGTTCTAATCTTTCAAGTAAAGGTCTTAAAGAGTGTTGTACAAATGATAAGTTTTGGGCTTCAACAGATGCAAATGACATCGCACCAGCAACAGGATGACCAAGTAGTGACACAGGCACACGAAATAGTCTAGCAATTTCTTCTACACCAAATCGGCGTACTTCTAGTAGTTGTGCATCTGCAGCATTTAGAGTTAATGGCTTAAATGTTGCACCGCTAGTTAAAATGCCAAGCTTTCCTGCACGATAAGGTCCAGTGTGAGACATGTTCCAGTTTCTAGCAATATCAGCGGCTTGTTCTTCAGTCATTTCTCCTGGAGATTCAATAACTCCACCAGGATTTGCTGCATTTCCAAAGTAACTTGCTGCATAAACTTCAGCGGCCATAGCAGAACCTAAAGTAATGCGAGCCGCTGCAATTGGGCCAAGTCCCAGTAATTGTCCAGGTAATCTAAACATAGGAATGTGTAACATTTCATTCTTTGTTAGAACCATTGTTTTTACTGATGATGGATCAAATGGTTGTGCATTATCATAAAACTGATTTACAGGATCTTGTGCGTTTTGCCCTATAGTAACTACATATTCAATCTCGCCCATTGGATCAGGACGACGAATACGAACTTGAAGTGGGTTTATGCAGTAAAGTTCCTTAACGTCTCCCATATCATCACGTACAGTTAAAATAAATGCATTGCCATGAAGATTAAGTGAAGAAATTACTTGCTCATAAAACTCTAAACGTGTTGCTTCAGGATTTGGTTTATTTATCCACGCAGGCATTTCACCATAAACTGATGCATAGTTTATTCTAGAACGACCACGACGGACATATGCAGAAAGTGGTAATGAGCTAATAGTGTCACCTAATAGTCTAACGCAAGCATAAACAGTTGACATACGAATTGCACTATCAGAGTTTACTTCTACACCGGCTGGAGTTGCATATAAATTACGACCAGGTAAAAAAGGTTCAAGATACTGATTGTTGTATCTTTTTTCTCCTGCTTTACGCAGTCTATTTGATAGACTCATTTATCTGCCTTTTCTGTGCTTAGTTGATACCAGCCGTCTTCCCAAAGGGTTAACAACCTTTCAAAGTAATCTTGATACTTAGGTGCAATTGCTTTAAGTGAGTATTTTTCTATGGCTTGTTTTCTAATAAAATCTCTGTCAAGATCTTTTACATCTTCTGCAGCTTTAATAAAGTCCGCAAGAGATCTACATCTAAAACCAGTAATTCCATTAATATTAGTTTCTGTAAAAGCTCCCCAATCTGTTGTGATTGTTGGAGTTCCACAAGTCTGAGCTTCTACTACTATATTTCCAAATGGTTCAATATAAGTAGTAGGAGCAAACAAAGCAATGGCATTTCCCATTAGTTCTGCTCGTTCTTCAGGGCCAATATTACCTATGAACTCGCCATAACCTGTGCCTCTTTCATCACCTGGACCTGCCAAAATTAACTTTTTGCCTAATCGTTCACATACTTCTTGAGCAATTCTAAAGCCTTTTCGCTCAATCATGCGTCCAATATAGAAGTAATAATCACCTTTGCCTGATCCTTTTGGAAACATTTTAGGCTCAAGGTAACCATTTATAACTGCATCAAAGAATCCACCATCTACTGTGGTTGGGTTTTTATGACCTGCGTAAATTGAATGCATCCATGCATAAGACTCGAACACGCGGTATCTTGCAAAAGTTCCGCCATAACCAATACCAAACTCTACTGACATATGATCTGGGAAAGCATCTGCAATTGGTTTGTGAGCATATCCGCCAATAAGACAAATAAAGTCTTTTGGTTTGAGTCTATCAGTCATTTCTTTAATAACATTGCCATTAAAGATTTGCCAGTGCGGTAAAGTTGTATCAAATGAAGCTGAAGTATAGTGATTATTACCTACAGCAGCTTGTCTTTCATCTTCTGAAATACAAGTGACTAGTTCTGTTACAGGTGCTTCATTTTCTGATCCAGCATAAAGAATTACCTCATGCCCGAGGTCTATCATCATGATGCAGAAGCGTCTCACTTTTTCGGTAAATGCACAACTTGTAAAGTCTTTAGTTGTGTTTGTGTGCGGAAGCGATACGACGTGAAATCTCATTGGTCCCCCCGACCTTGTTCATGTGTTAGTAAGTAGATCGGCAAACAGATACCAATTGGTACTAGTCATCTGCCCACCTTCTATTTATTGCTGATTATTATATGCGTCTATGAAGCCTTGTAGATTTTGCGCGTTTCTATCTAAAGGAAAATACTTTTCAGGATTATCCCGTATATCTATTTCTTTTTCCGTCATAGGTCGAACCGCCCATTGTTGAACCCAATCATCTTCAATTAAAATAGGTTTAATCTGATAGGCAACTTCGTTTTCGCCTATTTCGGGTCTATCGGTTTCTGTAATGGGTAGCCAAGTATCTTCGGGTCTTGACTCTTTAGTGCCTTCTAAGATACCCCACTCGTCAGTATTGTCTGCGTTTATGTAAATCATACTGTTGTGTATCCTGTCGTGAATGTAGTATTAGTTATTTCGGATTGGTCAATAGTTTGGTTGCCTAAAGTTAGGCTTGCGGTAGTCATACTTATACCATTTGAAATACTTACGCTTTGATTATTGCCCAATAGGAATGAGTCTAAGTTGGAATATGTATATGAACCATAAGTTCCATTTTCTTGATTCCAAGAATATGTACCTGTTTTTGTGCCGTCTGTTGGGAAACGCTGAAACGCTACGCTACGAGTTGAACCTGATGAGTCGGGGCGCAGGTTATATCCAAATACATAAGAAGAACCAATAATGCCACCTGAGAACTTACCGTCACCAGCAAACTCTTCATACGTATTATTATTCTTAAAACCGCGAACCCATTGAAGAGTTAAAGTAGAGTTATATTTGAATACGCTTGTTTCCATATTGGCGTTATCTGAATAACTATAACAAAATACATAGATATTGCCCGAACTATCGCATTTAACATCTACCGCATTTGTGCTACCAACACTATTAGAAGTTTGGCTATGGCTTTGTAAGTTTGGGGCAAATTGAACAAGAACAAAATAACTTGCTTTATTAAAAATCATATA